ATATTCTAGAGCTTGTTAAAGGCAAAACTTCCACTCAATCTTCCAGTGGCGGCTCTGCTACAAGCACTACAAGTTCTAATGTATCCGCAGAAGGCATTACTGCAATGCTTAACCAGATTCTTGGCTCTTCCCAAGGTTTGGCATCTGTAGCTTCTGGGCAGCATTCTGCAGGATTGTATAATTCTACAGTTAACCAGCAATTGATTAATGACCTGAGCACTAGGGCGGCAGGGGAAGTTGCGCAGAAAACGGCAGGAACTACAACTACTCAAGTTACCTCACCTAGCGTAGTTACCACAAAACAAGCTCCAGTAATTGGGAAGCAGGATATCTCACAAGGAGCAAAAATCTTAGGTGCTTTGCAAGCATTTTCTAGCGCTAAGAATGTTCTTGGCCCTATTGTACAAAAGACAGGCGCTAAGTTTGGGATCAATTCTGTAGATGATTTGCATAAGAAACTTTCAGACATCCTTGGATTTGATAGTGGCGCAGATATTAGTTCGGCCGCCGCTTCTGCAACTGGGGGCATGACAACTAGCATAGGCAATTCTATCAATCTCGGTGTTAATTCTACTTCCCCTAATATTGCACCAGATGCAGGTGCTGGGCTAACTAGTGATCTAACTTCTATGCTTATGCATCCACAGGCAGTTAGTTCTCCAGATAGCCTGACTAGTTATGCACAATCCCTGGATCAAACACTTAGTTCTTCTGGATCTGATGCTTTGATTAATCCAGATCTGTTTACTACTTCTCAATCTGTTTCTGATACTCCTTCTCTTAGTAACTCTCTGAGCCTTGGAGTTAATTCTGACTCTCCTGGATTTAAACTCTCTGATGGCGGAGATGAACTAAATTTTTCTAATGCCTCTGCCGGAGATAAAACTTCTGCAGGGGCTGGCTCGGATATGGCTTATGGAAGTACAGTGCTAAGTGCGGCTAGGTATCTTTCTGACCCGAAAGCAGTTAAGAATGTCTTTGACTTTAACAACAAGCCTATTAAAGATGATGTCGGGGATATAACTGATGCGGCGGCTGCGTTTGATCCTGAGCCTGTAACTAAGGCAGGATTGTCTTTAGTTCATCCTGCGCTAAATCTTGGGGATGCTTCTATGAAATCTGCCCATGAGTTAGTGACAGATCCAGGAGAATTTGTAAGTGGTATTGGTCATGGCGATAATGATTTTATCAATGCCAGTATTGCACTTGCACAAGGCGCAGTTAGCTCAGTTGTTAACTCAGCAGATATGGTAGTTAGAGGAACTGAAACTGCAGGAAATGCTATTGGAGATGTTGCTCAACCTGTAGGAGATGCTGTAGGTGGAGCTGTGCAAGCAGTTGGAGATGCAATTGGTGGCGCAGTTTCTAGTGTTAATGATGCAATCAATGATTTATCCATCATCTGCACAGAACTAAGAAGGCAAGGTAAGCTTTCAAATGTTCAATACATTTATGGCATGAAAGATTTCTCTCGTTACTCAGATTTTCATAAGGCAGGATATTATGTTTGGGCGGCGCCAACTGTTAGATTCCTCAGAGCTAATCCTAACCACGCTTTCTCTAAGTTTATTGGTTATATTTTCCTGCAGCGTGCATCCTATATTGCAGCGAAGTATGGATATAAGCGTGCAAAGAAAAGTATTAGTGGTTTCTTAATCACTCAAGCTATCTATCTTTTCTGTGTAGGTTTGTCTTATTTCCTGCAATCTAATTATTCCTTTAAAGGAAATCAACATGCCGAACATTGATGCAAATACAATTGTAAGTACTGCTATGGCAGATATTGGAGAGATCAATGTAGCTAAGGCCGCGTTGGCTACTAATACTGCTGGACAAGTAGCTACACTGCAAGATGCAGCGGATAGTTATCGAAAGATTGGTGATGATTCTGCACTACAAGCTACAGTAGCAGGTACAGGTAAGTTAATTACAGAGCAAGCAAATGTGCGGGCAGGACTGCAACTTGGGGCGGACCCGGGAGATTTGATGGGTTTGCAAGCTAAAGATGCTAATGATCTTTTGCAGGCTCAGTCAGATAGAAGTGTTGCTCTGGATACAGTGAACAAGAAGAAAGCCATCAGTATCTTTGATGATCCTCTTGGTTGGATTCAAGCTCGTCTTAGTATTAATGATGACATTGGTGCATTCAATGCAGCTAATGAAAAAGCACAGTTGGCTGAACAGAATATCTCTGAGCGCAATGCGGCTTTTGATGCACAGTACCAGAATAATCTTCGCCAACAAACAACAGTTAGTGCGGCCTCAGTAAGTGCATCTGCTAATCAAGCTAAACAACTTGCTAATATTCAAGCAGATCAAGCTACTCAACAAGCCTATATGGCTAATGCGGCAGGTATTAAAGAGCGGTTGAATCTTTCTGCGCAACAGCTCACAGATTATAATCTTGCTTGGGATGCTAAAGTAAAGCAACAACAATTGGCTGATGCTCAAACTAGACTAGCTATGAGTCAGGCAGAATTCGATATGCAGAAAGAGCGGTTTGCTAGGCAGAAAGCTCAAGATCTTAAGGATGACCAAGCTGACCAAAGTATCACAAATACAATTAATCGCGGACTTAAAGTAATGGGCCGCGCCCCTATTGATCCTGCATCGAATGGAGATCTTTTACGGCAGATTCAAGGTAAGATGCCTTTGAGTGACTTGTATAAACAAGCTTATACAGCAGGGCAACTTAATGAAAGTGTTGATCCTACTGGAGATAGATTCAAAGCTATTGGCGCTTCTCCTGCAAGTGCTATCCGTGTTCTGCAATATGTTGATCCTAAGGGTATGACTCCTGATATGAAAGCTGGGTCGAATCTTTTGATTGGCACAGCATCCGAGATAGCTAAAACGCCTGAGTATCAAGCTCTTGCAGGTAAGCCTGCAGAACAAGATGCCATGATTAATAATGCAGTAAGAGCAACACTAAAACAACAAGAAGCTTTGATGGAAGGGCCGAATAATGTATATACTCTTCCAGATGCTAGGACACTTGTAAAGAATAATCCTAAGCTTCTTGATCTTCCTTTTGTTAAGACAGTGCTTGCTCCAATTATGGCAACCAATGCTGTAATGAATACACCTTCTGATGTATATGCTGCAGGTTTGGCTGCAGTGAGAGATGGTAAGATTGGCATGAATCAATTCGCAGTTGATATGTCTACATTGTATCGGTCTGCCCAGCGAGATAACATTGAATCTAAGCAGCTTCCTAATATGGGACTTGCTCCTATTGAAGCGTACAATGTTAAGTTAGATACAGGAGATTTCTTGTCTCCTACAGTTAATGTAGCGAAGGCCGGAGATATTCTGAGAGAAGCTAGCAAGACATTGGTAGGTCAGGTAGTTAATACAGGATTGAAGTTCCCTGGCGGAGTCATTGAGCGCAATCCTGCAGACTATACTTCTATCGGTAATGTTCCTCCAACAAGGAAATAATATATGTCTATCTTTGATCAACTCAATCCAAATGATCCTTCTGCCCCACAGGATAATTCATTTGATCCATCTAAGTTCCCTGCTTATCTAGGGGCGGCGGATAATCATAACCTCGGGAATCAAGGTAACTCCTGGTTCTCAGATGTTACAGGTTCTATTGAAAATGCCCCGAAGTTCTTTCTGGCCGCGGGCATCTCAGGAATCAATTCCTTTTATAACTCCGGAGTAAAGATTGGCAATGCCTTCGGCGGAGATTTCGCTACTCAAGATACTCAGGCAGTCATCTCAAATATTGATGGTGACTTAGGTCAGTACTATTCTAAGAATAAGAACTCTGTGGATATGGCAGGGTTCATGATGACATCTTTGATTCCTGGTCTAGGGGGCATTAAAGTTTTGAACGCCGGGCAGAAAGCACTGGCTGCCGCTGGGGAAACTGGACTTCTTGGATCTAACTTAGGTCTTGCTTTAGGTCTTCGTGCAACTCAGATTGATAGTTATGTTTCTGCGGCAGCTACTGAGATTACTCAGGGCCAAGCTATCTTCTCTTCTATTGGAACATCTGGAGTTAAGGCACTGGCCGCAGGAGTTTATCAGAATGTTTTGGAAGGCGTTGCATTTGAAACTGCTGTGCAAGCTACCATGAATGCATCTCCTATCCTAGATGGACAATCTAAATCAGATATCCTTAAGAATGTAATGATGGGTGGTTTATTTAATGGAGTCCTTGGAGGTGCGCTCGGATCAGCTAAGATTTATGGGGACATAACTAAACAAGCAGGCGCCAAATTCAAGGATATTCTTCCTCATGGCTCAAGAGATATGATGGTGGAAATGAATGTTCCAGCAAATAAGATTATCCGTAATGCTTACGATCTTGAGACTGGACCTATTGTTAATCCAGGTGATCCTGTATATGCTCAGCAAGTTGCAGCACTGGAGCAGAAACAAGTGCGAACAGCTTTGGCTATGCGTGCAGATACTAATGAACTTGTGTTGGGTAAAGACACAGTACTTGCTAGACAGATTGCGGATAGTAATGTCGGAATTTCCGCAGATGAAGTAGCTCAGAAACTTATTGATACAGATGAGATTGGTCGGCTTAATACTCCAACAAAGGTGGAAAGTGAGCTCAATGCTGCTGCTAAAGATGCAATTTCTAAAGGTGTTCCTGCAGAAATTGATCCAGCACTTCAAGTACAATACTGGAAATTGCACGGAGAGAATGCAGGTGATGTTATTGATAGTGCGCCGCGGGTCATGAATCTAGCGGATGTAGTTAAGATTTCAGATAAAGTTGACTCACGTGCAGCAGTTATGAATGAAGTGCGCTCGGAAGGTTTCAGCCTTAAGAAACTTTTCGACCCCGCCGCCCTATCTCTGGAGTCTGATGCTGGACATTTAACTGCTGAGAAACGATTCCTTTGGGCAGATAAGATTCTGGAAGAAATCCCTGAGGGAACTAATATCCATATGAATGATATTCCTCTGCTTCAGAAAGCTGTGGCTACTGGACAGAAGGATATTAATATTGTTGATTCTACAGGACAAACTCTAAAAACTGGATTCACTTCTATTCAGGAACTTAAGAACTTCACAATCAATGCACAAAAGAGTGTGCAAGATTCCCTTCAAGAAACTGCACTGGCTAAAGGATCTAGATTCCTAGGAACTGGAGATGCTAAGGAAATGCAGGATTGGGTTAATGAAAAGATCGGCAAGATCACTAACACTAGAGTATCTGCTCTAGAAGGCACTGCTGTGTCTAAGAATCTTGATTATGATTATGATGCAATCTCTTCTCATCAGGCTGACTATAATGCTTATATAACTGGCAAAGGATTACGCCCAGTAAGCGATGAAGAGAATGATATTCGTTTCATGCCTTCTTGGGCTAAGGTAACTAAGAGAGTTGTTAATCGCACACAACCTAATGGACATGAGATTGATGCATATACTTTTATCAAAGGAATAGAAAAGGTACAGGAAGGAGTTGTAGATAATGTTGTTGCAAAACAAGCAGGTAAGTTTGCAGAACAACTTCCTAGACTGACTCAAGATGATGCAATGACTGCATCTATTAAAGGTGCGGGGCCAGGGTTTACTAGTTTCTCTGCAGGTAAGTTAGGTCAGCTTGATTCTAAGATGGAACAGATTGGCTCAGTTACTCAGAGAATGGCACAAGCTAATAAAGATGAGATGGCTAAAGTTATGGAAGGCCCACTTGCTAATATGGCAAGGAAGCAGGAATCTGTAATTGAATGGGGCGGCATTAATCAGAAAGTTTCACGCTCTGCTAAGTTCTTCGTGCAAGGAACTGAAGATACTATTCCTGAGTTTGAAGGGCGTGGTTTGGTTTCTAGGGAAATCTGGGATGACTCAGGTAATCTTAAAAATGAATTCGCTACAATGAGCGCGAAGGAATTGGAAGATGAAGGACTCTTTATTCCTGTAGAGCATGATGAAACATGGGACATGATTAATGCTCACATGGATAAAACATTTGACTATACTCAGAATGCCAATGAACGTGCTGCTGCAATGGGGAAGACATTATCAAGAGACCCTGCAGTATTCCGCCCTATTCCTCCTGATGTAAATGGAAGTAAGTTTATTGCCTTTGTTAAGGATCCAAAGGTAACTGGCCAAGGTCACACATCTATGATCTTTGGCACAGATGCTAAGAACCTTGAGGATCTAGTTAACAAGGCCGCCGCAGCTAGACCAGATTTGGAAATTCATTATAAGCAAGATACAGAAGAATTCCGAAAAGCTCGGGATATGTTCCAGTATGATAAAACTTTGAGCGAGAATTATATTGACTCATCTCTTAAGAATGCTGGCGTATATTCTAACTATTTCATCAAGACAGATCCGCAGGCAGTTATCAATGATATCTTGAAATATCACACAAGCAAGATTGATAATGATGTGCGGGAAATTGTTAGACTGAAGAACCAACCTATGTTTGATTGGCTGGAAGATCAAGGGAAAGCTTATTCAAGAATCGAAACATCTAAACTAGGTGGTGGAACTAAGGAGCTGGAACGTACTGGGCAGAATCCTTTTACTTCCTACATCAAAGTTGCTCTCAATGTTTCCAGAACTTCTGAGAGTCCCATTTGGTACGGCATGAATAAATTCCTAGATGACGCTGTATCTAACGCAGTCGGGAAAGTTACAGACCTTTGGGACAATATTAAGGCCGCCCCGACTGATGCAGACATGACAGCAATCAATGCTTCTCTGCAAAAGTATGGAATGAATACAGGATATTATGATGCAGCGACTCAGCTTTTGGTTAATCACACTGCTCCTGCTAATCAACTATCTAAGTTTATTCGCGGGGCGAATGCAGTTTTGTCACGGCTGGTTCTTGGAACTGATCCGTTGAATTCTTTGAACAATGCTATTGGTGCAAATATCCTGAGAGGCACAGAGCTAAATCAGATTCTGGGCGCTATTAAGGGAGGAGACACTGAGCTTGCTGGGAAGCTTGCCAATCTTGCAAAGGTTGATGTTACTGGAGAAGGTGATTTTGTTTTATCTCAAGGTAAACTTATTCGCAATGCTATGTCAGACTTCATTTCTGATTTCAAGAATGATAGAACTCAGATGCAATGGTTTAAGGATAATGGCTTTCACAGGGATTTGTCCGATCAATTCCAAGCAATGCTCGGAGATTTAAGCCTCGAGGGAACTGAAAGTGTTGGCGCCCTGCAATCTAGGCTTTCCAGTGCAATCCAAAAATCCAAAACTCTTGCAGAAGCTTCTGAAAAATTTAGCGGCAATAAACTTGCAGAGGAGATGAATAGATTCATTAGTGCTCATTGCATGAAGCAACTAACTGATCTAGCAGTAGATCAAGGATTGATGGATTCTAAAGAGGCTCTGAGCTATATTAATACATTTGTTAATCGTGTTGAGGGAAATACAATTGCATCGCAACGACCCTTTGTTTTCCAAGGGCCTATTGGACAGTCAATTGGTTTGTTCCAATCATATCAATTCAATCTGATGCAACAGATGTTTAGATATGTAAGTGAAGGCTCAGCTAAAGATGCAGCAATGCTGATGGGGCTTCAAGGAACATTCTATGGCATTGCTGGGTTACCTGCTTTCCAGGCAATCAATCAGCATATCATTGGTACAGCTTCAGGTAACAAGAAGCATGTGGATTTGTATGATGCAACTTATGGAGTGGCTGGAAAGAATCTTGGAGATCTTTTGATGTATGGGATTCCAAGTAATATCCTTCAAACTAATCTATACTCACGAGGTGATATCAATCCAAGACAAGTTACAATCCTTCCTACTCAACTGTCCGAGATTCCTTTTGTGGGCGCGACCACTAAATTCTATGGGGCTATCAAAGATACAAGCTCTAAGATTATCCAAGGCGGCGCAGTTTGGGAATCCTTACTCCAAGGTATTGAGCACAATGGAGTTTCCCGGCCACTTGCTGGACTTGCTCAAGTTCTCCAAACTACTGTTGTTGGTAGCCCGATGAGTACAACTAGTAAAGGCGATATTCTAGCAACAAACGATTTAGTTTCTTTGGCCACCTTATCTAGACTCGCTGGCGGCCGTCCCCTAGATGAAGCTATCGTGAATGATGGTATATTCCGCATACACTCATACCAACAATACGATAACGCGGAAAAGCAGAATCTTGCAGAGAGCATTAAGTCAACTACTGTTGGTGCTGGTAATCAACCTTCCTCTCAACAATGGAGTCAGTTTGCTAATGAGTATGCTGCAATTGGAGGTAAGCAAGTTCAATTCAATAAGTTCATGATCCATCAGATCAAGAATTCTAATACCTCGGAAGTACAGAAGATTACTTCCCAACTGCAGAATCCTTTTGCTCAGAAAGTTCAGCTTCTTATGAACTCAGGTCCGCAACTTTCAGATCTTTCTTCTTCCTCTTAACCCCTTTATTCGGAGAAACTACTATGAGTATTTATACCCCAACAATTCAAGGTAAATACATCCTTCTTCCTAGTGCTGTTCGCACAGCTACCCAGACTATTCTTGGCAATACTATTATTGATCCAACCCACTCTGATGGGCAGACTAGTGGTATCAACCAAGAAGCCTCAGGTATTATTGCTTATCTTAATGTAACTGCTGTTCCTGGAGTAGATACAGTTCAGCTAGTTTTGGAGGAACAAGATCCTGCAAGCCTTGTTTGGAGTCAGGTATGTGCAACAACTGCAACTGCTGTTACTGGTATGGTGAAGTTGAAACTTAAACAAGCTATTGCTGCTGTGGCTGCTACAACTACTCTTGTGCAAGCTCAGGATACATTGCCGGGAATTTGGCGGATTCGTGTTGTGCATTCTGCTGCATCTAACTTCACCTATTCTCTTGGTGCAGTTATCTATAATTAATTCCTTTATGCTTTTAACTGATCTGATTACTTAACTGGAGAATTTCATGGCTGATAATATGGTAGTGGCTAATTACAAAGATGGCCAACAAGTCTGTGATCCTCAGCATCCTGCAGTATCTGGAAGAGCTTCTTGGGTGCTTGCTCAGTCTGCTATTGCTATCTTGCTTCCTCCCACTACAAGTACAAATACTATTAGTGCTGGCGGCCTGATCACACTCACAGGCATTGTTTTGCAAAACAACTATACTTATGGACTTTGGGTATATTTGCAGGCAGGTGACGTTGTTGGTGGGGCTGCTGGATTGTATTGGGCAGTGCAAACATCTAACACGACCAATGCAACTATCCAGGTATATACAAACTATCAAAGTCCTACTAATCAATTTATTCCTTACATTCCAAGCGGAACACTTACTCCGGTAGTTGGTTCTGGTGCAGCTCTGGTAGATAACTCAAATGCTGATAGAGTTCTTGTTAATGTTACAGTACCTGGCGGGCTTCTTGGAAATAATGGTGGGCTTAGATCTACCTGGGGCTTCACTTGTTTTAACTCGGCTAATGCAAAAGCTATCGCTGAGAAATTAGCAGGAACTACATTTGGCTCTTTCTCTGTAACTACAGCGGCCACTGGATATTTGCAAGATACTTTGATGAATAGAGGTATTCCTAATGCACAGTACTGTAACAGAAATAACCAAGGTTGGGGATCTAATGCTACAATAAGTGCGGCTCAATTTTTAGCTCTTGACACTACAACTGACAAAGCCATGACATATACAGGAAATATTGCAACTGCTGGCAAGGCAACTGACTTTATTGTACTGGAAAGATTCTGTCTTGAAATACTTCCTAGCCTGTAAAATAGGAGAGCATAATGAGTATCCCAAACTCTAACTTAGTTACAGCAGACTATCCTAATGGAAAGCAACAATCAGATCCTTCTCACTCTAGTCTTCCTTTGCGATATAACCAATCCACAGGTGCGCTAGATGCAGATGCTATTTTAGCTTTGCAACTCTCTGGATTGTCTTCTGCTAATAGTATAGATTGTACTACTGAAGCACAAATACGTGCAGCTTTTACGGCTCTTGTGGCTGTAGGAGGAGGTGTAATTAAAATTCATGGAAGAATTACACTATCCGCTTCCTTGCCTATGGCGTCTAATATCATATACCTAGGCGATGGGTACTCTTTAATTTATACACAATATCCTGACTCAGGTAGTGCTACATTAGATACAACAAAGGGAACTGTACTTATCGGCAATGGTACATTTCCTGCTTTCACTTACAATACTTCCGGGCTTACTTTAGCTCAGGCAACTACACTTTATGGCGCCCCTGGTCCTGCAGCAGCTAGCACGAATTTCTCAAACGCTGCACTAACAAATACTGGTGTTATTAATATAGGACTAAAGAATTTTAGTATTGGTATCCAAGCAGGTGCTCAGTACAGAATGTCTTTCTTATATTCAACATTCAATGTTTGTGCAACAGACTGTACTCAGTGGGGATTCTGGATTGAAAACTTCCAGCATTGCGATAATTGCCAGTTCTATGGATTTAATAACACTCTTGGCAATGTAATGTTCGCTGCCTCAGGTGCAGGATATTTGGCTCCAGGGAATAGTTACTTTAATGCAGTGCTTGGCTCAGTGAAGCAAGGTGTGCAAAATGCGCCCATAAGAAATGTAGTGCTCGCCGCCTACAATGGCAGTGCATTTGGTAGTATGGCGATTACTCACTTACAAGGAAACAGATTTAGCCAGATCAGCAGTACCCAAGCTGCTACTATGTCTAATGGCAGTCCTAACATTGGAGTCACAGATCTTACTTACTTTGCTGTAGGTATGCCTGTCACTTTCAGCGCTACTATCAATGGATTTACTGTTAATTGGATCTACTTTGTTCTTAGTGTTTCTGGAGCTTCTGGAGCAGGTACGATTACTGTAGGCAATTATCAGCCATCTCTTGCTTCACAGTACCGACCAACTGGTTATGTTAATGATGTTCCTTTTGCAGGAACAGCTATAAATGCTGCAGGAAATACCGCTGTAAATATCATCTCTCAAGGGTTTCCTTGTATAGAAGTTGTAGGCTTAGATAACACTTCTATTGTGGCGTCTCTTTCTGTACTTCTTCTAGATGCAGAAGGTGGAGGAACGACTAAGACTGTATTTCAGAATTGTACAAGTATGCAAGTTTGTGTGCCTGCTACAACAATTGATGGCACCTCTACAGTAGAAGTTGTGACAAGAAATGCGCAAGGTATTCTAAATATCTCCTCTGCCGGAGCAGCTCGTTGTGATATTGATGGGTATAGTACACTATTCACAGCAGGTAATACTACATCCGTAGGACAAACTTTACCTCTTGGAGTTTATCAAACACCTCCATTAGGTTTGGGCGGCGGCAATGGACTTCAGGCGCTTTCTTTAAATCTCAAGCGCAATAATATTGGAGACCCTACTATAGGCTATAACCGCAGAGGTAATGATACAATTGAAATTAATCAAGGTATCCAATTAACTTCCTATGCATACCCAACATCTGGCACAGGGTTTTCTACTAACCAAGGACCAGTTCAGATATTCAACTCTGCAAGTGGCACTAACACACTTCCTGTAATTACAGAAGTTAATTTGGGCTGGGTATGTTATTATTACAATGCTAGCCAAAGTGGTGTTGCTACAATTAATGTATCCAGCGGCCAACTAATCAATAGACAATACAGTACTATCCAAGTTCCTTCGGAAGGCTCTGTTTGTTTGGTGGCTATAAGTTATGCTTATGGCGGAGGCTCTGGGTATGGCTGGATGATTCTAGGATCTACAAGTCCTTATGTTCCTTATACAGATAGTTCAGGAACTCCAGGAAATGTAACGCACCAAACTGGCAGAGGCATGGTAGCAATTGCTGCAGCAGGAACTTCAATAACTGTGACTAATCCTAATGTAACTACAGCTAGCCAAGTGCTTGTGAATGTGGCAACAAATGATGCAACAGCAGTAATTAAAAATATTGTTGCTGCAGCAGGGTCATTCACAGTTAACATGAACGCAGCAGTTACAGGAACTACTAGGCTTAATTATTTAATAGTGCAGTAGGATTAAATTCCAGACAAAGAAAAACCCCCTTGGATGGTAAGTCCTTGGGGGTTTATTTATGTGTATTGCATGAATCACTGCAAAATGATAGTCTGCGCGACCGGTATTTCTCTAAGTGCTTCCAATCTACCAGCAAGGATATAACATAGCTTATCCCGCTCTGGCATTGTGTACACTCCATCAAGAGCAACCTGACAGTAAGATGCAATTTCCGCAAGCTTAATATCCGTTTCCTCAACTGGATGATTGCCTAAGCGCTCTTCAAGTTTTGGATGCAGGCCTGTAGCTAATTCCTTTTGCAGTGCAATGAATCCTTCTGGAAAAAACTCCGTGATATATTTACCATTGGAGATGATTTTAATATCCCCATAAGTATCTGTCTCACAGTTAGGATCATGGGATTCAGGGAGTTTAGTTCCAGTATTTGGATCAGTTAGGTTGTCATAAGGATTAGCTGGGATGGGAGGAGCTTCTTTATTATCCATTAGCTTCTCCAATCTTGCCCCACTCTTTATCCTTCCGCTCCACTGCTTCCTTATCAGAGTACGTCAAACTACCATACCTCTTTGCTAACTTATTCGCATTATGTTGCAGCAATTCTTGTTCAGTAATACCCAGCATATTCTGAACTGCTTGTATATAAAATCTCAGATCGCCCAACTCCTCAATCACATTGTCATGATCAAGTGGTTTGCCATAATGGATATGTTTCTTAATTGCATCCGCTAGTTCCCCAGCTTCCCCGCAAACTCCTAGGGCCGCATGGTTCATCATTTGCGCGAATGTATCTACCTTAAATAGCTGCAAAACAAACCTGTCATACCTTACCTGAATGAGAGGTGGATCATTTGGGGACGAGGCTTCCAGATTAGGAAGGTTAACAAAACCGATTGCGAGACTCATTTGGATATCCTTAGTTCTTCCTCTGTTAAATAAGACGTGTCGATCATAGAGGAATCAATTTGATCAACAAGTTTGCGCTTGGGTAAGAAACCCCTGCCGCCTGGAACTATCTGTATCTTATCAGCAGCTAGAAGATTCTGAAGGATCTGATTCAAATCTGCCATCTTCTCCAGATCATTCGACACTGCTTTCCAGATACCTTTAATTTCTACAATACCGTCACTTGCTTCAAGTATCTGTATTACTTTATGTGCTACGTCTGAATTCTTTGCTTTTCCAAACTGTCCCAATGCTTTCGGCATGAGTTGCTCAGCAAGGTTAAGAACTGTGTTTGCATGTATAACATCTGTTTCTGTGATCGTCTTTGAGCAGCGAGCCGCTGACGTAACGAGACAGAGTTTAATGAGATGAGATAGCCGTCTATTAAAGTAAGCCTCGAATCTTGGGTCTCCTGTAAATCTAGGAGCCCTATAAATTTTATCAAGAAGTTTCTTTGCTGTTCCTGTAACTTCAGCAGTTCCGTAGCACTCTGCTTTAATTCTTCGGAAATATTCAACAAGTTCCTTGGTGGCTTTCGGATCCGGCGGCTCTGGAAATGTAACTTGTTTTCCACTTGGCTCTCCATATATAAGTTGTAGCCGAGAAAAGAATCCTTGTCCAATTACTTCAGGGGGAAATGCTATTGACAAACCTTGCGGAGTGTTGCCACCAAGAATACTAATTGTTGGATTGCTTACACAAATACTTTTACCAGTTTTAATCTTATGCTCATACTTTCCATTATGGTCCCATAAGTTACCAAGCATAGATATGAATTCAATGTTACCTACACCAATGAAGTCATTAATCTCATCAATTGCAATAAACATTTCATCATCTTTACCTGCATCATCACTTCCAAATAGATTCTCATCTAACAAATCTTCAACACTTTTAATTCCAAAGTCACCTTCCCCAGCCATATCTGCTAGAAACTTCTCCTTGCTAGTTCTTTCCGACGCGAATGTTTCATACCCGGCCGCCCCCATAACTTTCTTCAGGATCTTAATTGCAGTACCTTTCTTAGTTCCAGGAGAGCCGATAAGAAAACAATAGATGTTTGGATTGATGTTGAAATGCCCAAACTGAAAGTGATATTGCCTTCCTAAGATTGCACCAATCCCTACAATTGCTGACCACCTTGCGAACCATTTAGGAACTTCAGTAGATTCACAAGAGTAGGGAATGTAGTGGGAAAAGAAATCCTCAGACATAGAGGAACTTTCTGTAGGAGTTGTGATTAATTCTGCGAATAATAATCTTGGAGTACTTGGTTATGTTCCAAGAGATCTCCAAACTCTTTCAATTCAGGTGGAGCATCTGCCCAAGTATTGAGCGCCCGCTGAACTAATTGTTTGAATGCAGGGATTGTTTGTTTGTTGATTCGGATGATAACTTCATCCAAGGGTTGGTTAGATGAGATTGGATCTTTAATCCAGTCACCTGATTGATCGTAGTGGAAAGTTGTAATGGTCATGATTAGTTTCCTTGCATTTCATAAACAGAATATTTTGTTGAGATAAAATCGTATATCACAACTGAAGAATCTCGAGTAAATGGAGATGCATCTATCTTATATTTAACAGCAGCAACTGTAGTTCCTAAGTGTCTTCCTGTGTTTAGGATATCAACAAGCTCTTGTGTAGAGTCGATCGTAACATTCCACCAAAAGCCGCCTTCAATAAGTAGGATTTGTATATTCATTCTGTTTCACTCCAGTATTTCGCTCTAATAAATTCCCCAGTCTTCTTATCTTTCATGCCTAACTTAAGTGCTGCAGGTACTGTAAAGTTTCTAATTGTGCCTGAGACATCGCGGATTGTAACAGGAATCTCCATACATTTTTTGACTTGTTCAGCCAAACATTCACTACCTGATCTGTATGAAAATAGTATACTATCGTGTATTTGGGCATGTAAACGGAAACTATTCGGATACTTCAACGCGATTTCATAGAACACCCTCATGTAAGCTTCGTTAAGAGTTCTTGCATTGAGCGACTGAGGGCAGTGAGCGACATAACTGTTGAGGTCAAGTTTGTTTTTGTCTGGTCTTCCAAAACAGTATCTTGTCCAGTCGCCAGTCTCAATATACTTAGCTGCCTCATAATGTCGTGTGTTGTACTCTGTATGGTGATAAGCTCTTGAAACAAGCATTCTAGTTGTTGATACCTCTGTGATGACGTGCTCATAATAGTCCTTCTTAATTGAGGGATAAGTTTTATGGAATTGATCTAACAGATGCTGTGCAATCTTTTTCGGATCAGACTCTTTCAGCCCTAGCAATCTAGCAGCTTCCCAAATCTTATCTAGTCCCATTGTGTCAATTAGGACAAGCGCCCCCATGTTATAGTTAGCTCCATGGTTGACTCGCTTAGCCAAATCCCGTAGCGGTTTATTCCTAGTCTTTCCAATGGAATCATCGTAGATATCTGAATACGGAACGCCAAAAAATGCAGACGCATTAACTGAGTGAAAGTCTCTGGTACCTGATACTGCTGCAATAAGAGAAGTATCTCCAGAAATATTTGCTGTGTCTCTGGATTCAGCTTGTTCCAGATCGCATTCTCCCAGGTAAAATCCCTCATCCGCACAGATTGTTTGCTTAACTTCCTTGCCCCTAGGTATGTTTTGTATCTGTAATCCACACCAGAAAGCGTGCTCTCTACTTGCAAGCCTTCCGGTTTCTGTTCCATGTGGATTAAGAGAGTACAGAATTCTACCCTGAAATTCCTTTGCTCCGTTGTCTTTATTCTTCTCACGATCACTCTCCAATCTAAGATAGTTAGATCTGAGTTTCCGCAGACCTCGGATACAATCACCTTCTTCTTCACTCTTGATTGATATAAGAGAAATGATTGTATTGATGAGAGGATGCCGGAGTCTGGCCTTGAACATTTCCTTAACACCAGTACCTTGGATATCTCCGCAGCCTAAGATTTTAAGAAGGGTTTTGCACTGAACCGGGCTTCCAGGATTAAACCCCGGTGCCCCAATCATTGCTCTTAGCTTTCGCAGCATTTCCGCTTCTTTAATATCCAGTTCTTTTCTTGCTGTTTCCAATCTTTGGGCATCTCTTTTAATCCCAGTCATCTCACTTAGGAGACAAGGGAACACAAGAGGAAACTCTAATGAATAGTTTCTTTTGGCCCAGTCTGGAGCGGAGAGAATCCATCTAATCCATACATTTGCTGTTGCCCAGGTATCCAATGCATTATACTTATAGTATTCATGAAGGTCTTGTGTTTCTGCAAGATCCTTCCAATATACCACTTTTCTAAGGAAGAAGGCATTAAGGAAAGCAAGATCCTTTGGTAGTTCTGAATACCAAGAGTGCATCTGATGCGCAGTATCCCACAACCATCTGGTAACTGGACTTCCGTAACGGAGTAAGTATGCGTTATCATACTTTCCATTTTGAAAGATTTTCTGAATATCATTTCCATTTATCCTTCTCATTACAGATAGTGCCCATTCGTCATCCATAGGAAGAACATAAGAGCGAGTGGTGATAATACCAGTACTAGAAATATAAATTCCAGTATAGCCAATACAACGAATAGCAAGATTTTGCTTAAGAGTTTCAATATCCACTGCAATAGCAAAGGAGGACTCGAGTTCATGAATACATTCCTTGTAATTAGCTGGAGTGATTAGTACCCACTGAAAAGAAGTTGCCTCGGGCCAGGATTCTTTGGCACAGACTTTGGATATGAAACGAGAGGCAATAAATTTACCCTCGGGAACTGTGTGCAACTGGCGCAGTGGACTAATGAATACGATTTCGATAGCTTTGTACTGAAAAACTGATCCTTGGTAATCGGAGAGCGACGGATTGCTCCGTATATTCCCCTGAAGTTCGAGGAGTTTTGTAAGTATTGAGATATTTGTAGATACAACTCTCGTGACATTTCTCTTGGCACAATACATCTCCAAATGTGTAAGCAGTGTGAATGGCTCAAATGTTAGATAGGTATTTACACCATTGAACATTCCTTTCAAGCCATCCTTATATTCCTCATCATCGCTTGTTCCGATAAATGCGCAGTTATATGAGCCGACTGTTTGGGTAAGTTTGGGGGCCGCAGATTGTACTGCTCGCGCCTGTGCTGCTAGTTGAGCTAGTTTAGATTTAATTGGATCATTCATCTTAATCCTTTTTGTTAGAAGTACATAACTATTCCTAACGAATACACCCTCAAAGAATCCAGTTGTCCGTTTCCCCCAGAACTGGAATCAATGAAGGTGCATGATGTTAAGATGTTAAGATGTTAAATTAGTGACAAAACGCTATGTCCCGAATAAACTCTGAAGGGAAGTTCAGAATGTTCGAGGCTTCTGCTTTTGCTTTCAGAATGCACAGACGCTCTACTTGTTTCCTTGCTTGTTCGATTGCATGGTCAAGATGTTCGCCGACTGTTTCTTCTTTGGGTGCCGTATGTGCAAGATTATCGATACCACAATCTGTATTCATTTCATTTCTCCTATCAAATAAATAACCTGGCAACTGTATGACAATTAGCCAGGGTTCCATGATTACACCAACTGCACAGCTACCAAGCCTGTGAATGTTTGTGTCTTCTCTTTATTCTGCCGTTGGTTAGTAACAATCAAAGCTTCCGCACCATTCATCTCTTCCATAAGTTCCCGGTTAGATTTGGTACCAAACTTCTCAGCCGCTGCCTTCATAACCATCTTGAAGTCACCTTGGCCATACTCATTGTCCAGAATAAAACCGAAGTTAGTTGTATCACCATCTGACAAAGGAGCATCTGCATTAGGATTGGCCAGCTCCAAAGTTTCCTTAGCAGTTACCTTAACATCAATGCCAGGATGAGTGCCCATCTTCTTTTGCTCAAACTTGCCAAAGATAACACGATGTGTGCCAACTGGGAAAGGCTTGAATTCTGGCTTGTCTGCAAGGTCATCAAGTGTGCCATCCAGGAGAGAGTCGATATTGAAGTTAGTTGTGTCGTTCATGATAGATGTACTTTCTACTAAAGATTAAGTATTAACTTAAATGGTTGGTTGATGGTAGCGGATCGGAAAGATTAAAAGAGCGAAGGAATATCAAGCAGATGGATGTGACTTACCTGTCTTGATAATATTCTCAACTAGAGTTGCATATCCTGCAATATCATGCCAATGATCTGGCTCATTAGGATTACCTGTAAGAATCCTACCAATTTTATGGCAGATCATATCGAGTGCTTCACGTTGCTCTGGAGACAGTTTCTTCCATCCATCCATTGCACGGGTCTGGTCTTTCAGTTTCTGCATGATATAACCATTGGTGCGGAAATCACCGTGAGTGCTTGCTCGTTGGGATAGAGTAGTATTTATATTAGTTCCAATAGAACCATTCTGCGGCATGTCCATTTTAGTTTCCTTTGTAAGAGTCATTAAAGTAATGCAGTCTTGAAAATATTTCCAGGTCTTGTACAATGATTGCTTCTGCTCATCTGGCAATGTCATAGGTTGTACTACCGTGTTTGACATAACAGATCCTTTATTTCTTGGATGCAGAGGCTAGATTTGCTTTCAGCGCGGCCAATCCAGATAGTGCGCTAGCTGCTGGAGTTCCAGTTGCATTAGCTGCTCCTGTGTTTACTGGCTTAACTTCTCCTTTAAAGATTGGAATAAGAGATGCACTAGCTTCGGACTCAAGTACAGAACCTGTTCGTGAGCCTGTAAGAATGTTGTTTGCATATGTAGTCGAACTTGCTGCAATGTGTCTCTTGTTCTTAACTTCACAGTAAACAACCTCATCAAAATACTTCGCTGTATTCCTACTGAAATTCCTTGTTCCTGCAGTAGGCACAAGTTTATTCTTTCCGTCTTCCATTTCAACTTCTGTCTCATGACTAATGCACACAATATTAAATGGAGCATTCTGTACGTGAGATAGGAATGTATCCATAAGCTTGCCTAGATTTCCCCAGTCATCATGCTGCATCTTGTAATCATCATCCTTACCCTTTGTAATGTTAGCGATTGCACTGTTGGTAAGTTGAGTTAGGGAATCAAAGACTACTACTGTAGTTAGAGGCAAAGCATTTAATTCAATTTCTATTGCTGGGTCACCTGCTTTAAGACAGAGCATGCAGTTCCATTTACCGTGCTTCTCACAGATTGTTCCTTTGTTTCCCTTAATCATCTTCAAGCAAGTTTCAATTGCTATTGGATAAGAACGTGTGTCAGGAAGAGAGATGAGTTCAATCCTATCTTGTTGCTCTTTGGGAAGTTGCAGAAGAGTATCTACACCATTCTCCATATCTACCCATAGAAGATCAAAAGCGTCTGACAAATCTCCTGCAAGCTTTGTCTTACCTACTTTTGGTCCCCCGAATAGTAGAACTCGATGGGACTTTGATGCGGTTTTTTGGGATAGTTTCATATTAATTCCTTTCAAACTTTTGGGTTCCTTGACATGCAGTGAACACAGGTAGATCCATCATATTCGTGAATGTAGTAAATGTATTCTTTGCCCCAGATTGTTACATCATGGCAATCCATGTGACCATAACCAGAATCATACTCATAGTTAAGAACTTCCTGAGCTTCTTCCCAAGAAATAAGTCTTCCATGATAGCTATCTGGCGCTTCTCTAGGATCTGATGTTTCTGGCCAGACAATTGTAGCTAACTTTCCTCCAAGATTGACAGCTTCGATTGTATCAGTATCAATTACTGCTTTGATATCGCGAAGAAAATTACTCATAATGTGTCTCCTTAAACTATATTCGCTTTACTAAGTTGTGAATCTAACAGCTCTTCTAAACTAATGACTACCTGGTACTCAAACTTATCTTCTTCCTCAGGTGTGCATGGGGAAGTTAGATGCTCTGTACTCAAAGTGCAGGTCTGGAAATATTCACAGTCCCGCCCGAAAGATGTGCAAGATTCTCCGTGCATTGGGTATACTTCAGCATCCTCGTATAGTTTAATTGTTTCAATATCCAGAAGCAGTTCCCGAATCCAAAGTGCTCGCTGAAGGAAAGTTTTTATGAAAGGAATAGGTGTGTATTCCAGTTGCTTTGTCTGGTAGATTAGGTAGAGGACTTTATAACTGGATAGATCAGGAAACAAATGGTCAAGAACAACAGAATAGCCAATAGCTTGAGAACTGTTTTTATAAGTTGCGCTATTAAGATTCGCGCTATTTGTGGTTTTACATTCAAGTACCAAGATTTCGCCAGTGACTTTGTGCCTAAGTACAGCGTCAACAAATCCACGAAGTCTAAAACCATCAGGGAAATTAATAACAAAACTAAGCTCACAAGCAGGAATGTTGTCAATATAAACAAGATCGTATTCATCCAGGAACCCCGCTTTCTTAATAGAGAAGAATCTTTGTATCGCAATGACTGCATACCAGAAGGACTTGTAAGATTTCTCATCTACATTTGCTAGATCAGTATGCCAGCCTAAGAACATCTTAAATATTACTTCATCCTCTGACTTCCCTTCCAGAGCTAACTGGATTCCTTCCCCAACAATGTGGCCAAACGCGAAAGTAATTGTGGACTTAATTGATTCTTCGGTTCGGAATGTTGAGCGGAGCCTGTTAAGTTGGAACTTCCGCGGACATTGATGGAGGGTAAGGATCGAGGAATATGATAACTGTCGAATGCGATAGTCAATCTTTCCTTCATATCCTGGTTCCCTGAAAGCTTCTCGCACAGTTCCTGTTGTTCCGAAAGTGTCAGATCGGATAGGATCAGAGACGCCAGTTGGTATATCTGATAGAAATGAATCGAGGTTGAAATCTTCGATAGACATGATAATATTTCCTGCATAAGAGGAGAATAAATCTGCCTCTCACAAATAGAAAGAGGCTCACATTGGAGCCAATCTCGAAGGAGTTTGTAATCTGAGTAGGATAGTTTAGCCTGGAGGAACTGGATCGTCAATCCAATGCGCAGAACTGAGTTGGTGTCGAGTGCCTTGCGGATTGTTCCTTGCGTATTGTTCCTGCTTTCCATACAATTCCTTCCAGTAAACACAATGTACAGCGCAAGCAACAGATATGATGGATGGTTTGAAGGGAGTCTTGATTGGGAATATGTGTGCATAGTTTCGGGACATGATTCTTAACTCCATCAGAAAAGATCCGCAGCGTTGCCAGATTTTAGCTTCTTTGCCAAAGAGGCTGCCGCCGCCGGTTTAGTTGCTGTTGCTGCGAATTCTGTTTGTGTCTGAACTTTAAGTCCATTAACAATAGCACAGATTTCGCTTTCCTCTAGTACAGTAACTTGCTCTGGGTATTGTCGCAGAGTTGTATGGATCTCTCGCAGAAGTTTAGGCATGAGAGGATGTTTGGAAAGTAGCATATCAGATAGCTGTGCTACCTTTTCTTTCAGCTCGAAACCTTCAGGGATAGGAGTGCTCATTCTTCATCTCCCTCAAATTCTTCAACTGCTCCGCCAATCTTTCCAGGTAACTTATCCAAGCCCTTTTCCCCTACAATCCAGCTTGTTGCAATGATATAGTCTTCTCCTTTATTCCGCTCTGGAGAAGTAAACATCTTATCAATCTGACTGATAGGGAACCATTCAGTGATAGGTTTATCTAGTACCAATTCCCTGATTCGGAGAACTTGAAATCTGATTGCCTTACCTGTGTCTGCTAGTTTGTTCCCGTGGATAAGAACAAATGATTTAGTGCGTGCCATGTTAGTTACCTGTTCCTTTACCTTTGGTTTGGTTCGTAAGATTGTATGATTAGGATAGAGAAGGGACATAAAATTGAAGGGTTAAAAATCTTGCGGCCTGAGATTCTTTTGCAAGCCTAGTTTGAATCTTAGCGTGAAGGTTATTACACTTTCCGCCCTGCTATGTTCCATGATTGCTACTCTAGGCTCAATGGATATCTTATACCCAATGTCCTTATATTTTTCCTTGGTTACTGCTTTAATTATTCGACGATGCATTACCCTAGGGGCAGTAATTTTAATGCCCACTGTTTTAGCTTGCTCCTCTGGGAGACTTTTTAAGGTGTGCCATATTGGCTCATACTGTCTCATATTTATGGATACATTAGATTAATATACACATAAATATTGAGCCTTTTATACACATGCCCAGGTGTATTATCTAACTAAAAGAATTACAGATTCTGAACCAACAGTTCTGTATCATTTGCATTCAGATAAGAATCCGCTTTCCGGTCCAGCAGATCAATGATTTCTTGGAACTCTTCTCCACGAGTTGTATGCTCAACATACAAACCAAGTTGAGCCTTCAACATCTTGATGACTTCCTTGTTTGTCTTAACTTGAGCAAACTTCTTAGTGAACACAGCAACTGCATTACCAAGCTGTTCAGCAGTCTTATTAGCAACAGAAGGCATAACTGCCAGATAATCTGCTGCAAATGCTTGCCAAACTTCTTCGCTGATAGAAGATGCACGACGATCTTCGCGGGGCTGATTAGCAATCTTATCCCATGTATAATCTGCGGCAGTGGCATCATACTTAGCTTGGCTGAAAGTTTCATCATCAGAAACTACCGCACCAATAGAAGTACGAATGGTATCATAGATAACTTCTTGCAGAAGTTCCAGACCTTTCCCGCCCTTCTGCAGGATATCTACAATACCTTCAACACTTGGGATAAAGCCTTTCAGTTCCACATTAGCACGCTTATTGCCCAGCTTATCTTTCTTGAAACGGAAGATAAAATCTTTTGAGTCAAGGGACTTATCAAATGCTGGAGCAATTGTTGCTGTTGCGGATGTGGAGGTAGTTTGTTCAGTCATGTTAGTTTCCTAGGAAAAGAAAGATTGATTGTTAGGTTTGGTTAAGTACCTAAGAGAATTTTCGAAGCAGATTTCTCAACTGCTGCGCGGAGTATATACGGGGCGGGGATCGGTGTCAACCCCGCGTCGATAGACTTACCTAAATCCTTTCTTACCCTTAGGGGCAAAGTTAAACTTACTCTTGTCTTGTTTCCATTGTGCTTTTGGTTTAAGTTTTTGCCCGTGAGTATAGTCCTCCGCTTCTGGAAGGGAAAACAGAGGATAGATTTTAAGCTTCCTCAATGAGACAGGTTCTTGCTCTGCTAATTTCCTCACTGCTTCCACAAACTCTTTGCTTACCAGAAATTCAGTTTGTATAGGAGCATTAAATATTTCATACATGGCCTTTTCAAATTTATTCGTGGATTCTTTCAATGCAGCTATCCTTTCTTCCATGGACTCTAACGGAAGGGAGATTGGATCCTCTGGAACATTGCTCATGATATTACCTCATCACCTTTGATTAATTTCTGCGGTTGCCGCTGGAATATCTTTTTATTCCTTCTGGAAGTGTGTTAGTTCTGTTCCTATTTTGTTCTGCTATTGAAGACCATTTACAGTTCTCTTTGCTATAATCTCCATTAACATCTATCCTATCTAATGTATATCTACTTCCTGTAATAGAACAAATAGGAGGGTCTCCCATATCATCTAAAAAGTCTATAAATCTTAGCCAGTGTAGAGTTACTTTAATTCCTCTTCCCCCATAATATTTATAGTCTGGAGCATTTGGATTGTTGCATCTTTGGTTCATACTATCCCAAGATTTGTGCGCAAGCGGATGATCAATATGATAATTACAATACCCACAAGAAGTAGAAGCTCCTGATTTTAGATGTGCATCTCTTATATCTTTTTCCTTTCCGCACCTACATTTACACTTCCAATACATATGCCCTTTTCTCGTGAATGGAATAGTGGCAACTAAGTCTCCATATTTAATTCCCATTGGAATCTCCTCAAAAGAATTTAGTGTACCAGATATTCCATTCTGTGCCTATGGGGGATCTAGCTATCAGCAGATTACTTCATCCCCCCTTAATTTTCCTTTGAAGTGTTCAGCCTTCTCTGCGAGTGTATTTCCTTTTACGCGTTGAGATTTAATTCCTTTTACAAAATGATCATCTTCGCAGATAATGTACAATTCTTCTCTGGCTCGGGTTACTGCTGTGTAAAGAAGCTCTCTACTAAGCATTGTATTATGCGATTGATGAGTAACAAGGTAAACGCGCCTGAATTCAGATCCTTGTGCCTTGTGAATTGTTAGGCAATAACCAAGGAGCAGGGAATTAAGGTCCGCCGCCTTATCAATTGTTACCTCAACCTCAGAATCATTCATCATTAGTTTGATTGTATGGCTTGCTTGCCTAACTCTATCTTCTCCAGATGTTGCAGCAGTTTGTGCAAGGAAAGCATCTACATTATAATCATCAGATAGGATATCGTTTTTGAAGTTAGGATTGTGTCCCCAATAATCTAAAGTGGTCGAATGATTTTGTGGTTTCGCGCCTGTGTATGCTGGGTTAGGAATGATTGATATGATTGTTGCATCTTCTTTATCATAAAGAACCTTATCTCCAGGAGAGAGATAGTATTTATTAAAGCCCGCGATGATTTCAAATGTTTCCGCGCCATTTTTCCGGGCGAGATGGTTAGCAATTATCTTGTTTAATTCATCTGTGCCGAAAGATTTATTAAATGGGATTAGGATGATATCTTGCTCTGGATCATATGCCCCGGCCTTTTCTGCGGATACGAAAAACATACCTGCTGTGTTCAGTGCATCGTCCGCGCTGATTTTCTTTTTCCAAGGATGTAGAGTTAGTTGGGCTTGAAATTTCCATTTTGGAAATTCTTCCTTAGGTATTGGATTCCCAGATAGGATTCTATGTGCAAGTGAAATGATAGGGCTTTCTAGGGCTTGTCTATATACTTCTGTGAGTTCAACAACAGGAAGTTCAAGAAGTTTAAACCCTAAGATTGCGGGACCAAATACCGGAGGGAGCTGTTGAATATCTCCTAGGAAAATGAGCTGCGGGTTATGTGGACAAGCATCTATAACTTCCTTGTAGAGATCTAAACCAATCATTGAGGATTCTTCAAAGATTAGTGTACGGATTGTTGGAGGGAGCGGATTATGCGCATTCCTTGTTGCCTGGAATGACATTTTTGTTTTGGTCTCATAAGTTTCAGGGTCAGTATATTCCTCATATACTGGTTGATATTCTAAGAGCTTATGGATTGTGATGCAATTAGATTGCATGTCAGTGGAAACATTTTTGCGAATGTTAGCAACTGCGCGGCGAGTATAAGCAACAATAGCGATTCCAGGAGATCTGGAGGTAAGATGTTTATGGCCTAGAGGATCTAATGAACCTAGAAAACCATTATTGATTAGTGATTGTACAACTGCTTTTTGACAAGTTGTTTTACCTGTACCTGCTGCACCGATTAGAACACAGGATTGACCGGAGGAAGCTAGGGAAACAAATTCCATTTGCTTGGAATTTAGAGTGATTGGTTTGTTATGTTTGTCTAGGATAGTGGAATCAGTGCGGACTGTTCCTACATCTGCGGATTGTTCCTTGGTTTCCTTGGTTGCTGGAGTTTCGATAATAGGAGTAGTTTGTTCTAACTCCCTTCTTTTTAAAAGTGCAGCCCGCAGTTCTGCTAGTTTCGCGGGATTAAATCCTATGGACATGATTAGAATCTTTCATTTTTGTTGAGGTTTTGATAATAGCATAGCCAATATCTGCATTCTTTTCCTTACGGAAAGAAATCCTAACTTCCTCACATGACATTATTTCAGCGGCTGGGGAAGCAAGAACAGGGATGTATTGGGTATCCTGATGAGTTATGTAGGGGGAATCTTTGAATGTTTCGAATAGATAATCTCTACGCCAGTAGATTATGTAATAGCGGGACAGGAGATTCTGCTCAGATGGGGAGAGAGTGAATTTATATTTAATGTTTCGGAGAGTTTCGGATTGTTTGCTCATTTAGAACTCCGTATTATTATGAGTTACTTTAACTGCGGATTGTTCGGATTGTGCGGGCACTTCCTGAATGTTCCGGCTACCTGAGTTAATAGCTGCCTCATATCTGAGCTTCGCTTTAAGATAAGATAGCTTGTTAGGATAATCTTCCTGCTTAGGTTTATCCGGCGGCGCGGAGTTAATCATTGCAAGCATGTTAAAAGATTCTGGGGACGTATCAGCTTGAAGGATTGTATAAGATACCTTGCCGATGTTTATATCTCCGAGACCTAAGAAATTCTTTTGCTTTTCTAATGCCTTTCTGAGGACTGTGAACAGGGCATTAGAAAATATTGAACCGATAGGGATATTACATTCACAGTGTTCTAGGAGATCCTCTAGATCAATACGAGGAACAGAGAAGATTGATTCTTCTTTAGATGCACGAATGATTATTTCTTGCCATAATTCTGAGCAGGAAAGGGTCTTACCGGTAAAAGGACTGGATGTTTTCCACTCCGGAAACTTTCCAGCAACCGCGGCCCATTCACTGAGTTGTCGCGCATAAGAGGAAATAGGTTTATGCGGATTCTTAATTAATCTTTCCAGAGCTAGTTCTCGATGGATAAGTTTCTGCGATTCGTTCGCACTAATATATCCATCCTTGAAATCCTTGTATGCTTCTTTCCAATTCTGTATCCAATATTGGACATTGGAAAGATCCTTAGTTTCCGGGGTGATTACATAACTAGGAAATGCTTTAGTTATTTCCGGGACAATGTTAAGACGGATTAGGATTTTAGTTAGTGGTTCCATATTTAATGCGATTATGGAATCAGTATCAGGGGTACGGATTGCAGGGACTCGGAAGTTAACTAGATCGGATGAGTTAAGCAGGCTCAAAAACAACAAATATGAGTCTATTGGAGTTAATTCCCCTGCTGCCCACTTACCTGTGTAGGAAAGTAATCGTTTCTGTGGAATATAGAATATTGGATGAGCTACTTCTCTGGAATTAAGAGTGCCAGGGAAATGCTCACAATTGAATTCTATGGATGAATAAGCACATAGGATTTTCATAGTATCAGCCTCAGGGTTATATGCTGAGAGTATTGTGCAGAGCACAAGTATTGTTTATCAGGATTAATAAACAAAAGAATCCACAGCTTAGAGTTAACTAATATGCGGATTGTTTTGCTCACAGGATTTTAATAGCTCGGGGAGCGGTGGCCCCCTCGGTCAGAGTACTGACAACATATCTGTTAACCAGGATGGTTGAAGGATAAATAGAGTTATTACTAGGAGGATAGTAATATCACATAGGAATAGCAGGAAGGAGAAGATAAAATCAATAGAGTTATATATACGCAACCTCCAGATTATTGGAATCTTAGAGGATGAAAGGATATAGAATCTAATGCCCATGATATGTGCTCCAGAGGATGAAGAAGAAAAAGAATAGGTCTAGGAGAACAATACAGATCATTATAACTGTTACTTCAGTATCACTTAGATGTGTTTGTTCTTCCATATCAGAATTATAGATCGGAGTATTAGGAGGAAAAATTAATTCCCATACTCTTTTCATATTCAATTTCTTCTTGCGAGGACATAAGATCGTTTTCATATCTATACTCCTGAACAAGCACAATTTGTGCGGGATTAAGAAGAGTGAACCCTGAGGAATTATATGTTTGGATAAGAGATTCTATTGAATAACCTAGGTCATTCTTAGGTTCTGTAAATCCTAGCTTTTGTTCCATTGATGGAAGCAGCGTATGATTTTCCTGCCTGAGCCCTGATTTAATATCACTGATATATTTATCAAGATATCTTATCAGATCCACATGAACAGGAGTGACTGTTTTTAGCCCTATTGAGATAACTTCTAACTCAGGTAGTGTGAAATATGGGCGGTATTTTTTAGTCATGCTAGCTCTCCTATTTTTGTGTGAGTAATAATGACTGATTCTATTTCATCCATAGATATGTCTTGTATCGTAGGGGAAAGACAATATTTACGCATTGCCTCTAAATCTGTTCTTGCTATACAAGAATAAATAAGTGGGGATTTACCTATTTTCCAGAAATTGACCCGGAAATTATATTTGTAGATAGGGTGATTAATTGAATTCATGAAAATATTCCTTTCAATTGATCCAAGGGGTTGTCATATTATAGGTAAAATTCTTTTTGTAATCATAATAATAATAATAATAATAATAATGATAATGATAATCATAATAATAATAATAATGATAATGATAATCATAATAATCATAATAATAATAATAATAATACAACCTTGCAGGCAATTCACAGTGCATGCAGATTAGATAGATATCAGGCATCATGAGGGGATTCCTTTAAGGCTCCATTGAAGTAATAACAACTGTGTAACCATTAATCCAGCAAGGGTTGATAATACTTCTGATATTATCTTGAAAGTCCTCTGAAGAAAGATAATAGATAACTGTTCCAAAATAAGCATGACTACAAGTTATTTGAGTATATCCTTCAAATGTTTCAGGATATACCCTATACTTTTCTAAAGATGGTTGCATGATAGGTTCCTTTCTTTTGTTAAAAGAATTAAAAATCTAAACAAAAAGTTCAAAACTAGACTGCTAGACTGCTAGACCGTAAGGGGTGCCCCAGGGTAACCGGGGCCGCCTGTGCTGTCAAGTCAGATAGGATAGGATTATTTATAAGCTATCTTGGGATTATATACATAATAGGATAAACTATGCATATAGGGCAAAGAGTACATAATCCTAAGGAGTGCACCATAATAGTGCAAGCTAATATACGTCTTACGGTCGTTTTTAAGGGGCTTCAAAATTTAAAAAAGAATATTTTAATATACCCTATATTACCATTAGTATGCACATAGGTGTAGATATGTATGGATATAGATATATGAACTAATTACCTAAACTATGTAATGCACAATCTGGCGAACGCAAGGTCAGGTCAGTGGCGTGGGGGCCTACAGTCTGGCAGTCTGACAGTCTAGTTATGTATGGTACTTTACCTAAACTAGTGTATCTTACCTAACAGATGCCCCTCAGAGGGCACCCATAGGCACCCCCTCACAGTCTGGCGGTCTAGCGGTCTACATTTGAGTTTTTTAAAAAGATTAATACCTTTATTGTGCACACTAGACTTAAATCTAATATGCACTAAAAGATATCAAAGTGTCGAATGATCCAAACCATTACAGGTTCAGCATTAATTCCTGTTCCTTCCCTTTCTTCTCAATATTATCTAACCGTGCATTCAACTTCTCAACCATCGGTTCATCATCTAACCCACACAAACTAAATGCTTTCCTGATATTACTAATCTTATCCATTCCTAGCATTGTTTTCCCTCCACTGAGACTAGAGATCATATCCTTATAAACATCTACATGTTTCATAACTACCACTTCCTGTTCTGGAGTAGATAGATCAAAACCAAGTTTCTCGGCGAATACTACAATCAGAGAGTCCGCCATAGTTACCTTAAACCACTCTTCCAAACCTTCTTTAGTCAATCTATCTCCCGATGCCTCAGCACTCAGGAAACCGAGAATTGCACCGATGTTCAGTTCATCATCACCAATACTAGTTAGCATTCCACCTGATGACTCATACAGGGATCTAATTATTCCATCCTGAGCAGATTCCAGCATGCTCCTCACATATGGGACAATCTTATCTACATTACTAATAATCTCATTCGATGGAATAACTGGCACACTTACGCAAATGGATGGATATTTGGCAGGATTCTGTTTCGTGCTCTTATAACCTACCTTACTCAGCCTCTGCCCATGCAATGGCTTAGATGTTCCTGTAACAAAAGCATTAACATTGTGTCTTGTGGAAATAACTGACATGATAGAATCTCCGATTAAGGTAATAACAAATATGTGGTTGATATGTAGTAACTCGATGTGAGTTAAGTATTAAACATATCTTAGTATGCACCAAAATAGTGCATAATATAGATATATTCAAATCATATAGATAGGGGTACTCAAAAATTAAAATAAACTGTAACAAATTGTAACAAGAATGTTTTGTCTGTGTATTATATCACAGAACAGAGAATTGAACGCAAGTACCATCAAGAAAGATGACACAGAATGTTTTACCATCTTGACTATGTGCTGCTTCAATGGACAGATTGCCAGATAAGAATGCAATCAACTCTTCATTAGACATTTCATTTCCTTTACTTAAACCATTCAATTTAATCAAACAACCTACAACCTATATAAAGCACATACCATGCCAACCTTAAACAACCCTATTCCCTAGGTATAAACCCTAACTAATGTGACCAATCTTGTCACATGTCCGAATATCTAGGTGACACTTTTTGTTCATAGGTACAATAATTGTCACATGCCTAGGTACATAGGGTAAACCCTAACATATACCCATCCTAGCCTGTACCCATACATAACATTTAACATTCCCCATTATACATATCCCATATAACATATAACAAACCCCAGGGGGTATGGGCCTTTTTAGGTTTGTGTTGGTGGCTATATCCTATTGATCCCATCCCATTTTCCTAAACTTTTTATCTTTTCGATCCCCCTTGTATCTTAGTTTCCTTACCTTTATCATTCAACTAGTTCCTCAGATTTTTCTGCTAAAAATTTTTCAGAGCCTTGCCATGTCCACTTCCAGCTGGCGCGATCTTTGTAATAAGCACTCCCTATAAACTAAACACAAGAGCAAATAAGATGTCCACTTCCACAACAACCTCAACTGAAGATAGAGCACTAACTCTTCTTGGCCAAGGTCTTGGGCCGGAAATAGTGGCATCTGCAGTGGGTGTTTCAGTTTCTAGGATTTCACAACTCCTGAGTGATGAATCTTTTGCAGCTAAGGTTGCTGAACTGCGCTTTGAGAATCTTTCCGCACATTCTGAGCGAGACAACAAGTATGATGAAATAGAGGCGAAACTTCAGAGCAAGTTTGAGGATCTAATTCCTTTTATGATTAAACCTCATGAAGTTCTGAAAGCTATCCAAGTTATCAATGCAGCGAAACGTAGAGGCTCATCGGCGCCGGAGCAGATAACTAATCAACAGACAGTTGTGCAACTCGTTATGCCAACTCAGATATTCGCAAATTTTACAGGTTCCTCCAATTCCTCTACCCCTGCTCGACCAATGATTGAAACAAATCTAAACAATCAGGTTATCCGAGCAGGTGACACAGAACTTGTAACAATTCAATCAGCTAATATGATGAAACTTTTAGAAGCATCTAAAGAAAGAAAGGAAAATAATCATGTGCTCAATCAATCCATTCCAGCAGGCGCAACTCAAGAGAACTTCTGAGCAAGCAGAGCAACAAAAGTATCTTCTAGAAAAGAACAAAGAAGCTGCAAAAGAACAGTTGCTGAAAATCCAATTGATGCTAGGAAGAAAAGCATTGGAAAGGAGATAAGATGGCCGGAAATTGGAATGAAAAATTAGGCTTGGAATCTCCGGAACTGGAAGAGAACCTAACCGAGGGCAAATCTACCGAAGCTTTTCAAGAAGCAGCATTTGAAACAGCTCAGGTTATTGATGCAGCAAAGAATTCTTTAGATTTTCTAGCTGCAATGGCCATGCCAACAGTCTTTAGATATCTCTTTCCATCTGTTTTTCAAGCAATTTGGAAATGGCTCCTATCTTATATTCATAAAGAGCGAGATTTTTCCCAACTTGCCATAGGACTGCCGCGCGGATTTGCTAAAACTACCTTTATTAAAATCTTTCTGCTTTATGTTATCCTATTCACCAAGCGAACTTTCATCCTCATCTGCGCAAACAACGAGAAAAAAGCTGTAGCAATCCTGTCTGATGTGATGGATTTCTTAGATGAGCCGAATATTAAGAAAGTTTTCGGTGATTGGAGATTAGGTGTTGAAACTGATCAACAAGGTCTGAAGAAATTTGGCTTTCGTGGTAGAAATATCATTCTCTACGCAGGTACTGTATCTACGGTTCGAGGATTGAATCTAAAACACCAGCGCCCGGATGTAATATTATTCGATGACATTCAATCTCGCGAGGATGCAGATTCTCAAACAATCTCTGAACAGATTGAATCGGATCTTTATGGCACTGCAATGAAAGCTAAGTCGCCGCATGGATGTTTATTCATCTTTGTGGCTAATATGTACCCAACTAAATGGAGCCTCCTTCGTAGAATCAAGCAGAATCCTACCTGGGTTAAGTTTATTTCTGGAGCACTTCTCCAAGATGGTACATCTATCTGGGAAGAACTTCAACCAACAGAACAATTGCTTCGAGAATTTGAGAATGATCTTCGTTCTGGAAAACCTGAAGTATTTTATGCGGAAGTCCTAAATGATGAGAATGCCTCAGTTAACAACCTAGTTGATCTTTCCAAACTCCCTATCTATAACATCCCGCGCGATGAGATCCATACAGGTAATTTCATAATCATCGATCCTTCTAATGATAAAGCTAATTCAGATGCTGTATCCATTGGATATTTTGAAGTGCATGATACTAAACCTGTATGTATGGAAATAAAGGAAGGTAGATTTAGCCCCGGGGAAACCATTGAGGAATCGCTTAAAATAGCTCTGCGGCGCGGTTGCTCAGTTATAGCGATCGAATCTAATGCGTATCAATATTCTCTAAACTACTGGTTTAATTTCATATGCACCCAGAGAGGAATCATTGGCATTCATCCAGTGGAGATATATTCTGGAACATATTCCAAGAACTCCCGGATTCTCACAATGTTCAAGCAGCTCCTTGCCGGAGAAATCCTAATCCATCCAGATTGCTCCGCAGCTTGTAATCTGCAAATATCTCAGTTCAACCCACTGAAGAGAGATAACACAGATGGATTGCTTGACCTACTTACTTATGCGCCGAAAGTCATAGAAATGTACATGGATCTTATCTTATCTGGCCTGCAAATAATTGAGCAGGAGTTTAATGAGATACGGATCTATGATGAGATAGAGAACTCAGCATTCTGATGCAGTTAAGTTAGATGTGCTGTAAGTTAGCGAATCTTCGGCGCAGCGTTAGGTTGATCGGACCAGCGTAGCGTGTTAGTAGTCGCAGGTAGTCAAGTGCCTTTAGAGAGATCGCCTTAAGGCGAGATCGTGCACTTTACTTCCGAGGAACTAACTAAGATTCGCGGCGATTAGCCGATAAGCGTAGCTGATATGAGCGAGTAGTTAGTAGTTAATTTATACCTCCAAACACTAATCCAACCTGAGACCAAACCATGTCCTCTGCAACAGCAATGATTATTCCTGAAAAGTCCCAAGAAGGGATTATTCAATTCCATAAACAATCCTATTCTATGCTTAATCAGCAATGGAATGTGCGGGAACAAATGAGGCAAGTTGATCTTGCGTATAATCGAGAAACAGATTGGACTTCTGAGCATCGTCGTGCACAACTATCTAATCGTTATGGCGATCCTTCTAAGTTCCAAAACATCATTGTTCCAGTTGTAATGCCTCAGGTAGAAGCAGCAGTTACCTATCAATCAAGTGTTTTCCTAACTGGCACACCTATCTTTGGCTGGGTCGCGCCACCAGAATCTGAGGATGCAGCTCTACAATACCAAGCAATTATTGAGGAGAATTCTATCCGAGGTGCTTGGACTCAGCAACTTATGGTATTCTTCCGGGATTGTTTTAAATATAATTTCGGTATTGTAGAAACATCTTGGGAGCGGCAAGTTACTGCAGCAATTGAAACAGATATGGGATTTACTGCAGGCAAAGAAGGGCGGCCGAAGGAAGTTATCTGGGAAGGTAATTCTATCAAACGTTGGGATCCATATAACTCGTTCTGGGATGCTCGCTACAAGCCTACAGAGATTTCAAAGAATGGTGAGTTTGCAGGTTATACAGAACTAATGTCTCGCATGCATCTGAAGAAGTTTATTAATGAGCTTCCGGATAAAATGATTTCAAACATCAAGGCAGCATTTGAGTCTGGAATGGGAACGAGCTCTGCAGGTCCTGGAGGTATTGAATCTTATTACCTTCCTCAAATTAATCCTGATGCTCTTATCCAAAAAGATCCTAAAAGATCAACAGATTGGATGGCATGGGCTGGAATGTTTGAACGGCCGGCAGGGGAAATTAATTATAAGAATCTTTATGAAGTGACAACAATGTATGCGCGGATCATCCCACAAGATTTCCGCCTTAAAGTTCCGTCAGCTAATACACCTCAAGTATGGAAGTTTATCATTGTCAATCACCAAGTTCTCATATATGCTGAACGTTGCACCAATGCACATAATCTTATCCCTGTTTTGTTTGGGCAGCCAAATGAAGATGGATTAGGTTATCAAACTAAATCCCTCGCTAACAATGCACGAGTATATCAGGATGTTGCATCTGCTTTGGTAAATTCAGCTATGGCAGCGCGGCGGCGGGCAATTTCTGATAGAGGTATTTTTAATCCTCTTCTTGTTTCTGCAGCTCACATGAACTCAGATTCACCGACAGCTAAGATTCCAATGCGCCCGGCAGGATATAATAAGTCTCCACAAGAAGCTTATTTTCCTATCCCATTCCGTGATGACCAATCTGCAGTTGCTTTCCAAGAGCTTCCTCAGATTATGCAAATGGCTAATGATGTAAATGGCCAGAATAAAGCAAAGCAAGGTCAGTTTGTTAAAGGGAATAAAACTCTCCATGAGTTTGATACTGTGATGGCTAATTCAAATGGCCGAGACCAGATGACTGCAATGCTGTTGGAAGCGCAAGTATTTACTCCTATGAAGGAAATTATTAAGATTAACACACTACAATATCAGGCCGGGATTTCTATTTATTCTCCAAGCCAAGAAAAAGTTGTGAAGGTTGATCCGATCGCACTTCGTAAATCTTTCACAACATATAAGATTACTGATGGCCTAACTCCTACAGACAAAGCAATTTCTGGGGACGAGTTCACAACTGCAGTGCAAATGTTATCTACCTCGCCCGCTCTTGCTCAAGGTTATAATGTGGCGCCAGCGTTTTCTTACCTAATGAAGACAAGAAATGTAAACCTTGCTCCATTTGAAAAGTCGCCTCAGCAACAAGCGTATGAGCAGGCAACTGAGAAGTGGCAAGAAGTTGTAATGCAGTTAGCTAAACAAGGTATTGATCCTACAAAGTTGCCGCCGCAGCCTAAGCCACAGGATTTTGGTTATGTCCCGGGGCAATTAAACTCACAAGCCCAGCAAGGTCAACAACAAGGAGCAGTTTCAAACACACCTTCCCAAACACCTCAATCTTCCTCAACTCAACAATAATTCCTCCATAGGCCCATTAACATGTCCAAAATCATTCCAGGAACATTTACAAGGTATGAGCTAACAGAGCTAGAAACTCTGAGCGGTTCAGTCCTAAATGAGATGCAGTTGCAACGTTTGCAAAATAATCTTGCAGATATTGCAGATCAGATTCTAGCCCTTGAGTTTGATCCGAACAATCCAAAAGATTTCATGCAGCAAGATTCATTCCTAAAAGGTCAGATGTCTTTTATTCGATATCAGATTGAAGCCTCTAAGGAATCTTTCGCGCAACTTATGCAAATGTCCCAGCAATCAGTAGACTCTCAAGCTTCTTCTAACTAACCCTCCTAAGGAAACCATCATGTCTATCTTCCAAAAATACTCTCGCACAATCAAGACCAACCTGATTCGCTCTCCTGGCAATAAACAACTGGGCGGAGTTATGGATATCTTTAAGAGTATTATGCCAGCCGGGCCGACAGGTAATCCTGCGCAGCCTAATATTCCTACAGGCAATCCTAATCCAGGTGTTGGTTTGCAGGGAACACAATCTTCTCCAACTACTGCGCCTAATGGCACTGTCCCTGCACAAGATCCTAATGCTAATCCTGGCAATCCTGGAACAGCTCAGTCCCCTCTTGATGCTTTTAAAGACATATGGGAAACTCCAGCTAACCAAGATCCAAACGCAAATGCCCCAATGTTTGCAAACTTGGATCCGCAGAAGCTTATGGAATCTGCGAAGAAGGTAAACTTTGCTCAGGTTCTAACTCCTGAGACAATGGCTAAGATTACTGCAGGTGGTTCAGATGCCGCACAAGCTTTTGCAGAGTCTATGAATCTAGTCGCACAGCAGGTTTATGCTCAGTCCGCTTTGGCAACTACCAAAATTGTTGAACAAGCACTGACAAAATCTAACGAACGTCGCGACGCAGAACTTCCAAACCTGGTAAAGAAATTCTCTGCAAACGAGAACCTTCTTACCGAAAATCCCATTCTTTCCAATCCTGCTTTGAAACCTTTGGTTGGTGCTTTGCAAGAACAAGCAGTTAGGAAATTTCCTAATGCAACTACTGCAGAGATCCAAGCTCAGGTACTCGGTTATCTTAACGCTGTCGGCGCAAGTTTTGCTCCTGTAACTCCTCAAGCCGCTGCCGCAACTAAAGCTGCTGCTCTGGAAACAGATTGGAGCAATTGGGTCGGACAGTAAATATATCTATTCTTCTTAACACTTCTTTTATAGGACTACTATCATGGCTATGCAAGTTCCTGTCATTTATGACAATGGTCTGCAACGTCGCTTTTCTTTGGGCGATTTGTTTGCAACATTCGAGCCAATTCCTCCTGCAACAGATACAACAAATACTACACTTGCTGTAACTGCTGCAATGGTCTTGTCACCTATTTATGTGCGCAATCCTGCTGGCGTATCTACTGATACTTACCCAACAGCAGATGCTTTGATTACTGCATTGCAATCTAACTATGGCACACAAAGCATTCCAACTGGTTTGTCTTTTCGGTGGCGTGTTATTAACTTGAGTGCTAACTTGATTACGGGCGCAGTTACAGCTAACACTGGTGTAACAATGACCCGTGGTAATATTCTGGCATCTACTACAAAAGATTTCCAGATTAATATTACCAATGGTACTCCTACAGTCACTGCTGCCAATGTTGGATCTACCAATGGCTCTGCAGTTCTTACTGGCTTTACAGCTACCCAACTTGCAACAATGTCAGTTGGCCAGCAAATGATTACTAGCACTGCTAACTTGCAAGGTCAGACAATCATTGTAATTAATCTGGGCGCAGGCACAGTTACAATGAGTGGTAATGCTAATGCAACACAGTCACAAACTATGACATTTAGTCCTACCTATACCATCACTGGTTTGGCAGCTTAATCTCATATTTCTCTCCATATTCCTACAGATAAAGGAAATCTATCATGTCTACAGGTATTTTTACTTCCGCAGTGCTCACTCAGGATCTGGCAAAGAAATCTTTTGCTGCTATGATTACTCGACTGATGCCTAATGGTACGGCGCCGCTGTTTGGTTTGACAAGTATGCTTCCTAGCGATACTGCTGTTCAAACTGAACATGGCTTCTTTACCAAAACAATGCTGTTTCCTCAGCTCACAATTGGCGCAGGTGGCCAAACTGCTGCAGATACCACATTCACAGTAACTTCCACTGCTAATATTTTGCCTGGCATGATTATGCGTGTGGATGCTTCTGGCGAGAACATCATCATTAACTCGGTGATTTCTTCTACACAAGTATCTGTTACTCGTGCAATTGGTACAGTTGCTGCTGCTTCTATTGCAGCTACAGTTAACTGTTATCAAGTTGGTAACGCATACGAAGAAGGTTCTATTCGTCCACAATCTTTGATTATCAACCCAGTTCGTATTACTAATCTGACACAGATTTTCCGTAATACTTGGGCTATCACTGATTCTGTGCGCGCAACAATGATGATTGCAGGTGACACAAACGTCGCTGAATCTCGTCAAGATTGTGCTGGTTTCCATGCAGCAGATATTGAGAAAGCTCTGATCTTTGGTCAGAAATCTCAAGGTCAGCGAAATGGTCAGCCTTTCCGTACAATGGATGGTTTGATTTCTATTGTTGGTAACCTTTCTTACTATCCTTCCTACTACTCTGCTGCTAACATTAATACTGCTGGCGGCACAACTAACTATACTCAGCTCGAAGGTTTCCTGGATCCAGTGTTTAACCAAGCAACTGATCCTAAGGTAGCTAATGAGCGTGTGTTGTTTGTTGGTGGCGGTGCTAAGCGAGTGATTAATAACATTGGTCGCTTGAATGGTACTTATTACATTGTTGATGGCCAGACTTCTTATGGTTTGCAATTCAGCACATTCAAAACTGCTCGTGGCACATTCCGTATGATTGAGCATCCTTTGTTCAACTCTAATACATCTTGGTCTAAGATGGCAATTGCAGTTGATCTGAGCACATTCCGTGTTGCCTATCTGGGTGATCGTAAGACTCAGAATAAGGAATTTAATATGCCTGATAAATCTGATATGGATGTGTCAGATAATGGTATTGATGCTGTTGGTGGTACCTTGACAACTGAAATGACCTGTGTTGTTAAGAATCCTCCAGCTAATTCGATTATCTATAATCTGACAGCGGCGGCCGCGGGTTAAGTTCCTGTGGGGGGAGTTTAGTTTGGTGGTTCTAAAGTTAAATAAAAACCACCACATCTCTCACAGATCAATCTTATCTATCAAGGAATCTATCATGTTTTTTTTCTCTGACTTGGCCAAGGGCACATTGGCAATTTTCAAGAATACAATGCCTTCTTGCAATTATATCTTCAAGGATGGTACATCCGCTGTGTTTGTTTCTGGCCGCTACCATACTGATGATCCAAAGCGAATTGAGGAACTGGCCGCAGAAGTTGATGCAGGCCATCCTCACATTTATGTAGATGCTGCTGAAGCAACTGTACAAAAAGAAATGCTGGATCCAATGAATGCTTTGCGCGCAAAGATTATTGGTGAGTATCTGGCCGCGCAGGCTGCTGCAACTGATCCTACAAATGATATGGGCAAGTCTACTCAAGGTCCAGTTATTCCTGCAAATACTCAGGATATTCAACAAGCTGCTGCAGGTGGTGCAGGCACTCCAGTTACTGAACGTTTGGTAATGTTGGCAGCAGGTGCAGCTAAAGTAGCTCAGGTTGTACAAACTGCTGAGGAAGTAGCCGCAGTCGGTAAAACAGTCTAATAGAACTAGCCTAAGGTACCCACCATGACATTAACAGAACTAATTGCCGAAGTGTATACACTAACTAATCGGCCTGACCGGGTAGCAGAAACACTTTCGGCAGTTAGGTCTGCTACCTTAAAAGCACATCAGTCAGATTATTACTATAAAGATATCTTTGAGACAGTATTAAAATTTGACTCTGCTGAATATGTGCAGTCTCTAGATTATCGCCTACTTATCCCAAGGTGGCGAGCAATTAAATATCTCCGGAAGTATGATAACTCTACTTCCACTCCAGGGCATACTCTAGAAATCATTCTTCCTGATAATGTGTTCGATGATTATAAAGTACAGAAGAATGATATTGCATATGTGGCAGGTGCTTATGTGCAGATTAATTCTTCCACTCAGGAACAATACTATCTCCTTGGATGTTATCTGGCCCCAGATATTACACAAGCAACATATAATTCTTGGGTCGCATTAGATCATCCCTGGGCAATTATTTATGATGCCGCCGCCACAGTATTTAAGGCGATCGGTAAAGATGACGAAGCTGCAGCATTTAGAGCTCTCTATGCTGAGCAAATTTCAGATCTAAGGATCTCTAATATTCAAGCGATCGGATATTAAAATGAGTGCATCTATCTTTCAGGGCCAGCCGCCCTCACAAAATGCAAGTGTTAATGGGACAGTACTTGAGCAAAGATTTGTAGCAACTGCTGCACAAACAGTATTTACTCTGACTAAATATACTTATACTCCTGGAACTGGGAGTATTTTTGTATATTCTGGTGGGGCACTTAAGACTCTTGAATCAGGGTTTTACACTGAAACTTCCACATCTTCTATAACTCTTGCAGTTGGTGCAACAGTAGGTACTGAGATTGTCATCATCGGCTATCCTCAGATGCTTCTTACTTATGATCCAAGAGTTGACTTTGCAGACGCGACAAGTGCAACAAAGGGTGCAGCACTTGTAGGATATAATAATTCACTAACCTACCCAGCAAGCACAGTAGGAAATAAGTTAAACACTCTGGATTCAGGACTTACTGCCACAAATGCAACAGTAGCTACACTAGCTTCTTCTGTTGCCAGCATTACTTCAGCAGCAATTGGTGGAAGTTCTTCAGGACTTATTATATCTACAACAGGCACAAGTTCTATTATTACAGTAACTGCTGATGAGATTGTTTTAGAGTCCAGTGCTGGAACTTATGCAGTTGCTAGAAATGTCTATGAGACAGTTGATTTTTCTGCCTCTGGTATAGATACTCCTCCAGTTGCTGCAAATACGTGGTATGCAATCTATGCGGCTTATGATCCTGTAAACAATCAATTCAGGTGTGCAGCTCGAGTTGTTCATGCGGACACCGGAACAACAAGTATCGGCTCTCCTGTAATTACAGGGCTAACTAACCCAACTCCTTCTTTAGGTATTGAAGTAGGATCTAAACTATATATGCCAGGACTTGCAGCCCCTTATGGAACTGTGCTTGGCTTGATTGGGACTACTGGAGTTACTCTTAATGTTCCTGCTACAGCAAATGCTGCTGGTGTTGCATTGAGTACGATCACAAAACCATATCTTGGAGCGAACTATACTCACTTCGCTTTCTTGGGTATGGTTAAAACAGATGGGTCCGGAAATAAATATCCATTGAGCATGTTGCAAATAGGTAAGCGAGCAGAGTTAGTTTTGGCAGGAAATGTTACAGCATTCCCACAGTTTATCTCAGGCATTCAGGGGAATATTGGAGTGCCAACTTGGGTAGGTACTGTAGTCAAGGGGGCAGGTTTGCCAATAAATACTACAAAAGGAATATTTGTGCTTGGACATGCAGTAGCTGGAACTGTAGCTATTGCTCCAAATAATGCTTCTGGAGTTTATAACTCAACTACAAATCCACCTCCATTTAACTTTGCTCTTGCTGCTGCCAGCATGGAAATGTCTCCTGAGTTCTTGCTTCCTTCTACTAGCGTGTACTATTACTCAGACACAGCTAATTCATTTGCAGCAGTGCGTGGCTGGGAACTTCCATAAATTGGAGAAGCACAATGGCACAATTTGCTTATCGAGCTAACCTATCCGCTAAATCTTTTCCACTCATCTCTAATAATTGGGGCCAGAGCATTATTGTTCCCGGCCCCGATAATACATTCAATCGGCAAGTTGCATCAACTGAGGATCCTGACAAAGATGTGGGTATTCCTCAGATATACTATTGTCATAATGTAGTTCCTAATACTCAAGGGTTTCAATCTGTAGGATATACTACCATCACTGATGGGGTTCCTGGAAAAACATTTGAGTATGAATATATGCTCCAAGATGCTTCAGGAGTTAAAGTATATCTTGGAGTAACTTCTGCTCATGAGTTCTATATAAATGATGGAACAGGTTGGGTGTTTAATACAGCTTATATCTATTCTGGACTTATCTACGTAGCTCATGTGTCAGGCACATCCTATATCTGGGTACCAGGTGTGGGATGCTTAGTATATAATTTCAGCACAAAGCTGTTTTCCTCAGTTACTCTTACTGGGCTAGATCCAACTAAAATCATTGGCATCTGTCCATCATTTGGATATCTTATTGCTTGGGATACAGTTAACGTAGCTTGGTCATCTACAGTAGATCCAACAGATTTTACTCCTTCTCTTATTACTGGAGCAGGGGGCGGGGCTGTGGAAGGTGCGAAGGGTATTATTAACTTCTGCTTTCCACATACATTAGGCATATTTGTTTACTGCGCCACTAACACAGTTGTGGGGGTTTACTCAGGAAATGCGCGGTACCCATTTAACTTCCGGGAGATTGTTAACTCCGGCGGCCTATCTAACCCAAACCTTGTTTGTTATGAAGCGAACTCTGGTAACCACTATGCATACACAACTTCTGGGATGCAGTTAATATCTTCATCTCAGGGACAGACAGTATTCCCAGAAATAACTGATTTCATCTCAGGGCTTCTATTCGAAGATTTTGACGAGAACACTCTGACATTCACAAAGACTACGCTGACTAAAACAATGGTTAAGCGGATTCACTCTATCTCAGATCGGTATCTTATCTTATCTTATGGGATAACTTCTCTGACTCATGCTCTTGTATTTGATATTCCACAAAAGCGTTGGGGCAAGCTTAAGATTCCACATGTGGATTGTTTTGAATACGAACTAGTAACTGCTGGTGTGTTTGAAATACCTAAGCAGTCTATTGCATTCATGCAGACTGATGGAACAATTAAGGTAGTTGACTTTAACTTCTATGGCTCCACTCATGCTGGAGTTATTCTTCTAGGTAAGTATCAATATGTGCGGTCCAGGACACTGCAGATGGATCAGATAGATGTGGAGAATGTTAATCCAGCTAACTTCTCCTTGAAACTTTTCAGCACAACTGATGGTAAGAATGGTACTTGGTCTGTCCCCTATGATAACTCGCCCGATCCCTCAAATCTAAACAAGACTTATTTGTGCAGGGCTGAGGGACTTAACCACTCTATCTTAGGCGCTGGAACATTTAACTTTACCTCTTTAATGTTCCGAGCAACTCCAGGAGCAAAGAGATGAGTTCAAAACAAAAGTACTCAACAGACTTAGGGCTGTCTCTAACTCCTGAATTGCTTGAGCAGAAGAATCCAGGTGTTTATGGAGAACTGATTCGGGTAAGAAATGCCCTTCGAATCTTACAGGGCGCGCTAGATATTTATACTGGCGGCCTTTCTCCAGATCCTGATCTTTGGTCAGTTACAGCAGTTACTACAGGTTTGCGCACTGAAAATATTTCAAGAGTATATTTCCAAACTACTGAGAATATAGCAGTAGGGCAAGCAGTTAATCTATATGACTCTGCTGGAACTACATATGCTAGGCTAGCGAATGCTACAAATAATTCCAAGCCTTGCAGAGCATATGCTACAACTACAACAGTAAGTGGAGATTGGGGTGAGTTTGTTCTTCTTGGCGCGCATCCGTTAATTACTGGAGTAACTGGAGGAACCGATTATTACCTATCTACAACTGGGGGAGGAATAACTTTCACACCTCCTGCAACTCCAGGTAATATTGTGCAGAAGATAGGTTGGGGGTTAAATAGTACTACTATCTATTTCAATCCTTCTATAACATGGATTCAGCTATAATCCCCCTTGTGTTAGATTATTAGCTGAGCTAACATACATACACACTCGGGCAACTAATTATCTCCTGCCTAAAGAGGTAAACCAAAATGTCTTGTCCTTCTACTGACCATAACACAGAAATAATCATGGCAGAACTAGCAGACTTCAAACGCCTCGAAACGAAGGTAGATAAACTTTCAGACGCTATGGAGAAATTAATCCGAGTGGAAGAAAGACAATCTAACCAAGGTGAGAGGATAGGAGCCTTGGAGAATTCTATTGCAGTAAACACTGTTAAGATTTCTGAGGTACAAAGAAACTTAGACCAGTGGGTAAATAGAGGTATAGGAGTTTGGGGCTTGGCCGCAACTCTGTGGATCTTATATACCCAATTCTTCCCGCACACCCCTCCCTCACATTAAAGGAATTATCATGGCAGCACTTCCAGCAATTCAGCCTGAAGATACTCTAGGAAGCATTAAGAATATTCTAGAGCTTGTTAAAGGCAAAACTTCCACTCAATCTTCCAGTGGCGGCTCTGCTACAAGCACTACAAGTTCTAATGTATCCGCAGAAGGCATTACTGCAATGCTTAACCAGATTCTTGGCTG